GCAAAGGAGTCTTATCCCTGTCCTCTTCCGCTGCCAACCGGAATTGGTCTTCGTAAGTTGCACGCAGCATATCAATTCTTGGAGCAAGCTCTGGAATCTTCATAGCAATATGGAACGCCAAACCAGCCACAAGTGCAGGTAAAAACCTAAAACTCATATCTGCGGTAGTAACCCCTGCGCCAGCATCCTCTATCCGACGGATTCTCCAATACTTAAATATATAGTCGCTGCTATCTGGTACAGGCCATAAATTTATCCGTGGGGCGGCTAGTCGCTCTACCCATACACGTGTAGGAAGTCCCTGAGTCAATTTGTTAGGGATGCTGGCAAAATCTGGAACGTCTACTCTAGCTAACATACGATCATTCTGAGCGTTCTGCTCACCTGAATCTGTACGAACCGCCTGTTCAATGAGGTCTATCGTATCAGTAGGAAGACTGTACTGAGCAGTACCAGCAACTAAACTAATAGTGCCTTCGTCAATAGTCCACAAATTCACCCCGCGATTCTGCCACTCAATCATCATCAGATTCATAGATCGTCTAGCAGTGCGTAAGTCATATCCAGAACGCATCTCACGTCCGGCACGCTCCCACGCCTCTTCGGCTATATCTGTGAAATCTAGATCGAAGTTAGTAGTGCCAGAAGTCGCCATTATAGCTCCTCAGACAGATAAATCGTTGTAGCGTCCTGTGGCATTAGCTCTTACTCACTTCCATGACAATGGAGTAGCTATCGCCAGCTCCACCACCAATAGTTGTGAAGGAAATATCGCCTGTCACCCCAGCACCAGCGTTATTTTGAACCCCGCCAAAAGACCGGAAATCAATATACCCGCTATAACTATTAGGCACCGTGTAGGCAAGTACGTCGGTAGTCGCATCAAATAGGATCTTCACTGAAATACCGTCAGTGGTGTACCAGATCCGTTGTATTTTCACGCTTGTCGGTGCACCCGCTAATTCGGATACATCCACCTTAACTACCGCTGCTTCGTCCTCAGTACCGCCAATTTCGGCGGTGAACTTCATTACGGTTGTTTTAGTCCCATCAAGTAGGGTATCACTTGTGACTGTAATAGCCATCTTACACTCCTTCAACTAGCCCCCGAAGGGGCGTTGATTAAAAGTTATGTGGTAGAGGTAGTTACACCACCGTCTGCGTTTGTCTGGCCGTTGAAGTACCAGCTAGTACCATCAGAAATCATCTCAATGAAGTCACCGACCACAGCAACACTAGCAACAAAATTAATAGTATCAGCGTTGTCATCATAAGGACCGTCATCTGCAGTATCAACTTCAAGCTCGTTAACACCACCAATCAAAATATCAGCACCGCCGTTGGTAGTGATAATGTACTCAGTAGTAGGAGCTACCGATACGATGAATTTGAACCTACAACCAGCAGCTGGAGCTGGAAGAGTTACAGTAAACCCACCAGCCAAACCAAGGAAGAAAGTCTTGCCGTTGTCGTCTGCAACAGTGAGCGTCTTAGCAGCTGCCAAAGTCTCTACAGAACTAGTCCCGTTCTGGAACCCTGCGGTTGAATTTACTGGTCCTGAAAAATTAGTTGTGCCCATGATTATTTCTCCTGTTTAATTCAGTCAACTCCTACATAACGGGCGGTTATATAGGATCTATATTTGGAGTATCGCTCGTTATTTTCGCCATGTCAACAAAAACTACCACTCACAAAAAAGGGACCCCGGAGGGTCCCTTTCCAAGCTCACTGAAATTAATCAGCGCCGGGGCTTCCGAAGATACCCAGTGGGTCAGAAACACCGAAACTATAACGCTCACGCGCCTTGTAACGGCTATTACCTGTATCAAAGTCAGTGTCCATCCCAGTAGACATTGCTGTACGGGTAAAGTGTTTCAGTCCATTAGGAATATCAGTCAGCAGGAACCATGCATCAGTATCCGTCAGATAATGGTTAACAGCGTAGCCGCCGGGGATAGCCCCATTAGAACGCAGTGCGTTAAGATCATTATCAGCAGTGCCGACACGAAGCTCAGTCTCCAGCAGGCGAGTTGCAGTAAACTGCAGGGCCGCAGGGATAATCAGCTTCTTAGGTTTAGCTGCAATCAGAAGTCCACGCTCGTCGGTCCAATCAGCCAGCTGAATTACAGCAGCTTCAAGAGAAGTCTCATTGAGATCTGCCGCGACAGTAGGACGGTTGGAGTTGGTGCCACCATTTACAAGAGGATGGTCAGTAGCACAAAGCACTTTTCCATCTCCATAAGTGGTACCAGCCGCGAACGCATTGTTCAGAATGCTAGCTGCTTTAACCTGCTTGGTGTATGCCATAGCGCGAGCCAGTGCTTTCGTATAACGTGCAGACAGGGAATCATACAGGTTATCCTCAATAGCCTCCTCAGTAATAGAGAAGCCCATAGCGATGGTTTCGTGCGTATAGCGAGCGGTCCAAGATTCCTGTGCGTTGTCGTATGCAATTGATGCACCTTCATTCTTCACAGGAGCAGAACCGAAGCCAGACAGCTTGGTTTCTTCCTCAAAGGAACGGTCAGAAGATTCTCCCTCGAAAATCTCCTTATGCTCCTCAGGATACTTACTATACTCCATGCCAAACAGTCCATTAAGACCCGGCAGGAGTTCCTTTTGTAGTTGAGCGCGTGAAATAGCCATTTTACTTCACTCCTTATAGTGCGCCGTCGCTAGTATAGCGATGGAAGCTAGGGTTGAACTTAACCAAAACATCAGGATATGAGTCACTCGCATCTGAGTAATGCTCAACAATCTTGAAAGGTTTGGCGGTTGTGGCTACTGTTGCGTCCAACGCAGAAGTAGAGTTACCGGTTGCGGTAGCCCCAGTACTGGTAGACTGAACTGCAGCAAAGGTGGTGTTAGTACCGATCACAGTCTGTGCACCAGCCCCATCAAGTTGAGCCTTGAACAGTACATTAGGATCGTCAATAACCATTGCCTTAATAGCGCCACCGTTAGCAGTATCGGTTGGGTAATACTGTGAATGGATCACTTGACCCTGTGCGTTAACGTACTCACAACCTACGAATACGCCAAGAGCGCCAACAGAAGAACCACCAAGGTTATTGGTAGTAGCGTCGGCACCACTCGCAGTAGCCAAAGCAACATACCCGTCTGCGCCAAGCAAAACAACCTGCCCATAGAACAAGTTGGTAGCTTCACCAGCGGGGTCGATTAGGTACGTATTGATAGAACCAGCATAAGGCTGACCATCAATTCGTCTTACGGGAACAAGCCCGTATGGGGTAGCTGAACTAGCCATGTCTAAAACTCCCAGTTAAAAGTTAGGTTCCATTACCAAAAGTAACCTGCGATTTCTTCTCATTAAAGAGAGGCATACGCGGGTCATTATCTCGCATAAAGCTGTTGTCAACAGACTCCATCTGGTTAGCGGCTTGGTGATTGTAAAATTCATTACGCTCGTCTGCCAATTCCTGTGGAGCTTTACAAAGTAAAAGACCCCCAACAACCACATTATCTTTGAACCTTTCGTGCTCAACATCAACAATGTCAATTTCTGGATGGTCTTTCGCTTTAACTGCTTCCCAGCCTTCGCGTAGTTTTGAGGCTACATTTGTGGCATCAACTACACCGTTCGTACTAACACGAATCCAGCGGAACACGTATCCCGGCTGTGGATTAGGAGATGGCAGCACTTCCGCGCGTTGCCATGCCTTTTTCCGTGCAGTTTTACTCCGTGTAGTTGTTTCTCGTTTTATCCGATTCTCAGCCATTTGTAGTCCTCATTAGCGCAGCTTGTTGTTCAGCGTAAACTTGCAGTGGTACTCCTAACCGTTTAGCAATTGCAATCTGTGATTTACTAAGTTTTACCTTCTTAGGTGCTGTGCTCCGCGAAGCGGGTGCGACCACAGTTGATGCTTTACTAGTTGTCTGTACTACCGGTTCCTCCCCGAAGTAAGTCGGGAAAACTTCTCGCATACGTGAGTTAATTCTCACGTAGTAATTTTCACTTTGCGGGTCAACCCCCTCCTTCACAAGTTTATTGTGAACCCCCAAGGCAAAGACTGTCATCTCATCGTCGCTCCCAAACCAAGTATTCTCTGAAGTCCACTTAGTTAATTTGGGGTCTTGGGGTGGTGGTTCCACCTGCTGTTCTGTAGTTTGTACCTCAGTTGTCTCTTGTTGTAAAGGGGGGAGTTTATAATTACTTACTTTATCTGCTTTAATTGTAGCAGCAGTAAGTTTCTGCTGCGCAGCAAGAACAGCGTCAGCGTCACCAGATTCATACGCTTCTTTATACACTGACTTAGCACTCGCCAACTCTCCCAATACTGAGCGTTTAGCTTGCGCCAACAAAACACCCTGATTCTTTGAAACAGTGTTCTTTAGAGTACTGTTCTCCTCTAGCAGTTGCTTGGTATATTGTTCAAGCTCCTGACGTTCACGTAAAGCTCGTTCTTTCTCTCTACGCTCATCGTGGTAGGACTTACTGAAGTGCTTGATGCGGTTACGCACCTTGGAAGAATACTCATCCAGCTCTTCATCTGTAACATCCTCTGGAGGGTTAGAAGGTTTACGCCCCCTATCAGCTTCTGGAGTATCGTCTACAACCTCAATCTCGATCTCCTGCTTAGGCTCTTCTTTTACCTCTGTTTCCTTTTCGGTAGACGCTTCTTCAGCCTCAGCTTTCACCTCTTCAGCATCATCTTCAACCTCAATCTCTACCGCCTCTTCCGACCCCTCATCAGGGAACTTAAACTCCAACTGCTCAAATGACATTGTACTCTCCTAAATATGCTCCACGCCTTGTGGGTCTTTAACTACTGCTTCAATAGAATCATCGTTCATAAGGCGATACTCCTGACCATCGATCTTAAACCGAGTGCCTGAGTTACGCCGGAACATCACATAATCTCCAACCTCACACCAAGGCCCGTTAGGGAATCGGTCTTCGTCTTTATAGGCTTGTTCGCCCATATCAACTACTGCCCCGATCATGGACATAATTGATTCCTCGTGTTGTGTCTTGTCAGCTTTGATAATTGCACTATCGCCAAAAGTCTTCTCAATAGTGGGCATCATCACTAGCACATGGTATCCAACAGGTGTTGGAATTCGCGCCTCCATCTCCTCATCAGTCATCTTCATCTCCGTAGTTTTTTGCGAAGTCTCTAATTTCAGTTTGTGCGGTACGTAGACCTCGAATAGCCCCACACAAATCCCTATATGCTTCAAATGAGGTAGCTGACCCACCCGCTAGGTAGATAAGCGCATCCTGCACATGAAGTTCTAACTTCTCATCTAGCACGTCAAAGACGGTTTTCGCCATTTATTACTCCTTGGTTGCTGGTTTACTCTGGGGGCCATGAAAAGTTTTAATCAGATCTGCTCCGATCCTATTCTCTTCTGCTACCCGACTATCCCTAATCGTGGTCCCCGACTTCTTGGCATCAAGTGCCAATTCTGCTTTATCAAGCTCCAACTCTGCCCCTTTAATCTGCACATCCGTAGCGTCTTTGCGCTCTTTCCGCGTCTGCTCACGTTCTTTGAGCTGGGCATCGGCCTGATCTTTCATTGTCTTTCTCTGTACTTCTTGCGCCTTAGTCTGCTGCTCCTGCTGCTGTAACTGGAACATCGGATCTGCGGCTTGCTGCTGCGCCTTCTTCTGCGCGTCTTGCTGCTGGTGAGCTTGTGTAAGCTGTTTCCCAGCGTCTGCAACGAGGCGTGATAACTGTACCTCGATCTCTTCTGGCATCTCTTCGTCTGGTGCTGGGAGTGCCGTACCCAGTTTGTCTTCCATCTGTTTGCGATAGCTAAAGCCTAAGTGCTCTGCTATGTGTGCCTGCAGGGAGGCCATAATCTGTTGCGCCTGCGGATTCTGCCCAATAGTCTGAGCAATCATCGGATCTTGCATGAACGACGTATGTGTAGCGATATGTGCGTCATGGTCTTGGTAAATAAACGCTTTTATCGGCTTACCGACCAGCGCTGCCATATTCTCACTCACAGGATCTACTGGTGCCGCGTCCTCTGCAATCGGAATAATCTTATCTGCATTCTTGACCCCCAACACCTCGATCATCTGTCGGTGTAGCTGTGGCAAGTCATAAATCTGCGGGGCACTCTGTGACATCTGCAGTACCGCTTGGTACTGGGTAACCCGCTGCGCCATAGTAGAACTGTTGGGGTCACTTACAGGGATCACGTCCACCATAGCGTAGTCAGCCTGCTTGGCTGCTATCTCTCCACGGTGTGGAATATACTCGTACTCCACCGGAGCATTGTCGGCCATGATCTGCTTCAGGATCTTAAACTCCTGCTTCATGGCGTAATGTACACGCGCCTGAACTGCCGCCATCGGCTTCAGAGTACGCTCAAGGAGCGCTAGCGTAGTACCAACCGGAGCATTTGCTGACATATCAGAGATGTTCATATCACTGATCGCCCCTAATCTCCTACCTTCCTGAGTGATGTTATTGAGTAGCGATAGTAGTGTCTGGCTAGGCTCCTTATAGGGCATAGGCATAATGTTGTCACGGATACTGCCACTCGGCACGTCCACATCCCTGAACTCGCCCGGACTGATCGGCTCCCCGTCATTGTTTGTCCGTAGGCCTCTGGTCTTCAACCCTCCCGGCAGATTAGATAGTGTGCCAGCGTCAACTAATTGACGGATCAGTGAGGTACCCGCGCGTGCATAACCCCCGATAATATGGATCAACCCAAGGCAGTAGAACCCAAACCCCGGCACATACCCATAATGTACGAAATGTTGACGTTTCAAACAGAGGGGGTCCTCCTCCTTCCAGTTCCGACGTATTGCCAGCACCTCATTAGAACTCTGGTCAATAGTCACCACATACGGTTTAGCTATCTCGCACCCGTCCAACCCCTCAATGATAATGTTAGCGTGCACCTCATACAGCGCATATCTGTCGTCAGTATTAAGTGTGAACCCACCGTCCTCAGCCTTTTTCTTCTGGATGTCACTGTGGTATGGCGCAGGATCTCCCAGTTCAATGTCTCTATAGAACCCACTCACCTGTAGCTTGCGGACCTCGTTCTTTGTCTTACGCATGACGTGGGTTACACGCTCTGCCATCTCAATATGAGACTCACCATAAGGGACAACCACATCTTCTGCTGGGATATAGACAGACATCTGCCGCCCAATTGTCGGGTCAAAGTAAATCTTCTTGAATGTAGACCCCGCCAACCCAAGCACGTACAACATCCGCTCGTGCTCTGACCGATACTCCACCATATTCTCGGTCAACTCATAGTTCATATCCGCTTTCACACGGACACCCGCCTCGGTCTTCTCTTTAGTCTCTTCCCCTAAAATCTTTGTCTTCACAGGCCCCTGCGCAGGAAACACCTCACTCATTGTCTCCGCTTGGAACCGTATCGCTGCTTCTGCCAGCACCGTTGAGTGCACGCCACACGCCCCATCCCACGGATCAGTCCGCTCCTCGTACTTAAACCCAATCAGGTCTAGCCCCTCGACGTATGTCTCCGCCCACTCCTTCCGGCTCTCAATGTCTGCCTCAATGTAGTCTACCAGCTCATCAGCAATCTCACGGCGCTGGTCCTCGTCCATATACTCCGCCAAGTTAGCATCGAACGGTGCCGCCATCAGCTCATCTACAGCAACTTCTTCCTCAAGAATAATCTCTACTGAGCCATCCTCAAGCTCTACTATGGTAGGAGTCTCGGCCTCAACGTCGATCTCCAGCTCCACCGTCTGAAACTCCTCGTCTTCTAGTCCAGTCCCCTCAGGAGCTGCGTATAAACTCTTCTCAATCGACATAATCTTCTACCTCAGTAGTACCTATTCCTGCGTTGTTTGAAATACCGCTGTTCCTCAACCTCATCAGTAGGTAGTCGAATGAAACCACCCTGCCTGAATCGCATTAGGGCCATTACTGTAGAATCCACCAGATCATCGTGACTCATAAACGGAAACCCCGCTATCTCCTCCACCACCTCTTCAGCCCACCTAGTCTGTGGCACCCACACAAGCCCAGATGCAACAATATCAGAAACAGAGTTCAAACGCGCTAATTTATCACCACTCCCTCTATGTGGAGTGTACTCCTGCACCGGCAGGCCCATTCTACGCATCTCTTGATACAGCGCCGTACCTGCACTCTTCTTCTCCACGATGAATGAGTCTGGGTCCCACTCCTCATACTGCTCGTATGACATCTTCTTCAGCTCAGGGAACTCAAACCTATCCTTAATACTATTTAGTAGAATTATATTGTAGGCGTCCGTACTTTCGTTGAGGAACACACCCCACGTAGTCAGTGCTGTGTAGTCGGCACGGTTATGAGTCTCTGCTGCGGCGTCCAGTGACATGATTATATACTCACAGCGCGGAGGCTTCTCGTCCTTCCACGTCTGCCACCACTCCCGCTTGATTAGGGCCGCTTCCTCCGCTGTCGGTTTCTGCTGGTACTGCGAGTTCCACTGGAAGAGTGGCATCGATGCTTTTGTGCGGTGTAATGCCTCAAGGTCGAAGAACTCAGGCCATAGCGGCTTCTTTACCTTCTCCCCATCCCGCTCCACCTCCAGAATCGCAGGAAACTCTACCACCTCATACTGATCGGAGTTGGTGTTCTTAGCCATATCGGTAGTCACCCTACCGGTCAGGTCGTCCAAGTGCCACCGTGTCTGAATAATTGCAACGCGCCCACCGGGCATCAGTCGTGTCCGTGCACCGAAGGTAAACCACTCATATGCCTTCTCAAACACCGAAAAATTGCCATTAATCACATCCTGCTCTGAATGTGGGTCGTCTACCAGTAACAAGTCTGCACCACGACCTGCCAGCGCCGAGCCAATACCACACGCGTAGTACTCTCCCCCCGCACTGGTGTTCCACCTACCTGCACTCTTGGAGTCCTTTGCCAGATCCGAGGTAGGAAACACACTCTTGAACGCATCAGTGGCGATCAAATTACGCACTTTACGACCAAAATCTACTGCCAGATCAGTCGTATGCGACACCATCATCACCTTCTTATCAGGATTTCTCCCCAAGAACCACGCTGGGTACATGATAGACACCAGCTGCGATTTGCCATGCCTCGGAGGGATATTTACGCAGATTCTATCCTTCTCCCCCCTCTCAATTGCCATCAGCATGTTTGCAAGGATGCGGTGGTGCTTACCTACAATGTAGTCTGGCTGCATGTACTTACAAAAGGCTATCAGGTCGTCGTAGACTGACGCAGCTTTGTCCCGCTTCTCTATCTCCTGCAGTATTGTGTCAATTTCTGCCAGTTCAGCCTCGGAATAGTTGTCGAGGTTGTCTAGCACGTGCTGTATCCCAGCCTCGTCTATCCCTAGAGCCTCCTGTAGCGTTGCGGCATCCACTAGATGCTCAGCTCCTTCCCTAGATCCACGATCTCACCCTCAACTATCTCCTCGTCGGGGTTTATCACCTTGGCAAGCTTGCTCCGCAGTGAGTCTTTTAATTCCTGAGTAGAACGGTGGGTTATTGTGATTTCTGACTTTTCGGAGAACGCACCCACATCTGAGAGCTTGCCTAGCAGCTCCAACGCCCTGAGTCGGATTCTCGCATCGGGGTTTTCTGTCTCTGTGAGTAACTTGTTTGTAACTAGGTGTCGGATCTGTACCGCGTTCTCAACTACTGACTGTCCGAACTCCTGCAGTAAGTCGTCCACCAAGATCAGAGAGGCGGGGCGCATTTTAGCCACACGCTTTGTAGTGGCTTTCTTGGAAGTTTTCTCAGCATCCTGCGCGTAGGCACCCACCAACGTACCTGCAACGTCCAGATCCTCGTCGGTAGCCTCAACCTTCAGGCCATGATCTCTCAGATGTACAGCGGTGTTGCACGCAGCAGAAACCCGCTCCCGCAGATCCATATAGGAAATATCGGGTGGCATTGGCACACCAATCTCCGGCATTACTTCAATAGTCATCGCTTATTCTCTGTTCGCAAACCAAAAGGTCGTAAAACGGAATATACCGCACAGAAAATTTTTTGGCAAGGGGACTTAGAAAAAGGGGTGGGGGGTGTTCTGTGTGGGCCGAATGTAGTTGTGTGGTAGAGGATTTGTGGTGTGTTGTAAAACTCGATCATCGTTTCGGTGTTTTCGGTGTTTTCGGTGGTACAGAGGTATAAGATCTGTGGTGTGTTGTAAAACTCGATTACCTTTTCGGTGGATAGTTGTAAGTTATTGTTTTTGTTGGGTTATTGTCGCTAAAACGTAATTTATACTATTTACTTGAGTGTAATAGTAAAGCATAGATGCGCGGGACTCCCTCTTCTCGCAAGTGGGCTATAGGGGGCGGGTACCCTTCACTATCTAAAAATTACACTGCAGCAGCAGCCAGGATGTGGGGTCTGTTATATTTTAATATAACAAACAACCTTGCTATTGTTGGTAGGATCTCGGTATATCTATTGCCTTTTATGTATAATTTGGTACTATGGAATCACTGGCGGTAATCATGCTGTCAGATAATCAACCATGGAGTAAATATCATGAGAATCCAAAAAACGACATTGTCAGCGGTAACAGCTTATGCCAAGGCGCATACCACAATGGAGCGTAGTCAGACCAAGGCCATAGATCTACTGATCGCGGATGGCGTGAAGTCTACCAACCTACTACTTGGCAAAAAGCCTAGTGAAGCGCACAAAAAGACCTTTATGCAATTGAAGGGTGCGGTAGTAGCTTCGTTTGTTAAAGCGGATCAGGCGCTACTCGCGAAACCTGCAAAGTCACTATCGTCCAACCAAAAGGATAAAAAACGCAAACTCACTATGCGCATCGGGCCTTACATGGCCAACTTGAGAAAGGCGATGGAGCGGCGGGAGTTACTAGGGACTAAAAGCAAAGCACCAAACCGCAAGCGCGACGAAATTACAAGGCTAAGGGACGACATTCAAGACGCTTTGAAGGTCCTGCAGGGCTGGGAAAAGCCATCAAAAGGGGTCGATGTAACGGCGCTGGTAAAGGCCCTGAATGACGCTTTGAAGGCGCTGGTCGGTAAACCGACCCATTACGCCAACACAAAGTAAACTATGTTTGATGCTATGAAAGTAGTGTTGTTAGCAGCTGCCATGTTTGTACTGGCAGCATCCATCCTTGTAGTGCTATTCGCGGCCTACTAACCACAACCCCGCTTCGGCGGGGTTTTTTATCGCCTGAAGAAAGTGACTGATACCAGTTCCGGTAGCAGCGGCGAGCACGCACAAGGTGCGCGTATGTGGTGGCGAGCACGCAGGCACGCGTGGTTCACCCTCCAAACTTGTTATATTTTAATATAACAGAACTGATACCAGTTCTCGGAGCAGCGGCGAGGACGTGGCGAGGGGGCCGAAAACGCCGGAAACCGCAGCCAGTATGCACCCAGCGCCGTTTGCCATTCATAGTGTTCCAAGTTAAGTTGTTGATGTATATGATAGTGTTCCAAAAAAGGGCCATAGTGTACCGTCAAAAATGAAGTTTTGGAACACATCGGTACACAATAGTTTAGCTACGTTTAGCTACGTTTGGTTATATGCAGTAGGCGATTTGCACCCTATTTATGGTGTTTTGTTACTACTATTTATATAAAGTTCTAAAGAAAGTATATATAACCTACTTTTTGGCATCCAGAGAGGTAGCCTGCGTTTGTGCGGAAAAGTGTCCAAGGGTGCTGTGGAGGCTTATTACCCTACCGACACGGAACTTTTGGAACACTATGAAAAATATTTAGATTTAACCCAGCCAAATCAAGCACTTTACTCCGACTCCTAAACTAACCCATTTTGGAACACTATAAATCGCTACACGGAACTTTACCCGAGAAACAACAACTTAACTTGGAACACTATCAGCCCTCCCCAAATCTCCAAATGAGAATCAAGCACTTGCATCACATTCATCATGTGACAACACTCAACTCCTCAGTGCCACACACCCACTCCACACCCACTGCACAGAGGAATACGTAGTTTGGAACACTATGAACACGTCAATTTAATGAGGATCTGTTATATAAAACACACACCCTCCATATATAGCTCTTCAACAACACACCCTACACACTTCTCACCTTACACCCACCACATCGCCCCACCTAACAGCGCTAAGCCCCACAACGCCCCACCTAACAGCACTCAACACCTCATTAAACCTCAGCAACATACACACGTCAGAACCTTGACATAAACACCCACCTATGAGATAATATGCACTGTTGGAGGAAGTCTTAACAAACGACCCCAACAACAGACCGGACAACAGACCGGACAACAACCTGTTCAAAACCACTTGTTATATTAAAATATAACATCAACCACGGAGAACTATCATGCAACATGCATACGACAACTCAACCCTTAACCACGACATCAACCACGACATCAACCCCAACAACACCCCAATCGCAGAAGCAGCGATGCAAAACGAGAACCCCAACAACACCCCAATCGCAGAAGCAGCGATGCCAAAACCAGTAGCGCCACCCTCGCTGTCATCCAGCGCCATGCAAGTCGAGGTAGTAATCAGGCAGTGGGGTGGACGCAAGCTAGACAAGCGTGCCTCAGAAGAAGTACAGAAGGACAACGATGCCGAGCGTGGCGTGGTCAACGTGCGGAAGAAGTTGCTAGGCAATAGTGACGAGCTGCAAGCCATAGCAAAAATGGCGTCAGCGATTAGGCAGAGTGTGTACAACATGACGATGCCTTGGAGCGATGCAGGGCCACGGCTACTGCCAACCACACAATACTTCGGGTTCCACCAAGAGATCACTGCCATGCAGGGCGAGTTTGACAAGCTGGTAGAAAACTTCCTGCGGGGGTATGCCTACGAGGTGGCAGCTGCACAGACAAAACTAGGTGACTTGTTCGTTGCAGACGACTACCCATCGACGGACGAGCTGCGAGGCAAGTTCAGTATTCATATTGGTTACATGCCACTCCCTGACGTTGGTGACTTCCGACTCGACATCGGTAGTGAAGCGCTCTCGGAAATAACCCAACATTATGAGTCGCACTACAGCCGTCAGTTAGAAACTGCCATGAACAACGTGTGGATAAGACTTCATACTGTGTTAGCTAGGATGAGTGAGCGACTAGACTGGTCAGAGGCAGACGTGACATATGTCACCAAGACAACAGCTAGTGGGAACGAGCGCAAGACAGCAGTGGGTAGAAAAACATTCCGCGACACACTCGTGACAAACGTGCTCGACATGGTTGACCTGATGCGTGCGTGTAACCTGACACACGACACCCAGATGAGTGCGGTAGCGGACGACCTCGAAGATGCCCTGCGTGGTGTGACACCTGATGCCCTGCGGCTCAACGAGGGACTGCGCAAGCGTGTGAGAACTGAGGTGGACACCCTCATCGACAGCCTACCATCACTGGACATCTAAGGAGAATATTATGTTTCAACAATACACGTCAATTTGCAGCAACACGAAAACCAACGCTCAAGAAAACCTTCAGGGGCGCACTCACTACGCTCAAGAAAACCTTCTACGATTCCACCATGCTCGAATCAATGCGGCCTATCCTATCGCCAACGGCCTGTTGTTCTACCTGCGCGAATCCGTGGCACTCGATCCTGACAACATGAAGAGAGGCCATAGAGTGGTT